GGTACTCAGCAACCTGCACCATCTGCCCACGGTGCTGGCTGTAGCCGTAGTTGAACAGCTTGCAGGTGTCGTGGGTGATGGCCCGCTTGTCGAGCGGCTTCACCGTGATGAACTCCATCAGCGGTGTTTTGGGTGGTGCCATGGGCTGGATGCGTGGTGGTGGCTTGTCCTTGGGCGGCTGCTCCTGGTAGCCGCAGCCAAAGCAGGTGGCATGACCGTCGTCGTACCGGGCCAGGTTGTCCTTGCTGTTGCACTGAGGGCAGGCCTCATGCTTCAGGAACTTGGATGTCGACGGCATGGGCAAACCAGGTGGTGGGTATGTGGCCTTCGCACCAAGGGAAGCCATGGCGCTCTGCCCACTGGCTGTAGGTCAGAGCGCCGGGCCTGCGTGACAGCTTGGTTGCTGCACGCATGAAGCAGAACCTGATGTCCTTGGCAGGGTGTGCCGCCTTGACGGCCAGCATCTTGCGTCGGTCTTCAGGGGTCAGCACCCCCTTGGTTTCGACGATCACCCCATTGGGCAGGATGAAGTCGGGTGTGTAGTTGGCCTGAATTACATAAGGCAGGGACTGCCCTTCATAGTGAAAGGGAAGCCCCTGTTTTTTTAATAAGGCAGCAACGGTTGCCTCAAAGCCAGAGCGGTACTCAGAAGTCTGGCTCCTCGAAGGGGACCGACGACGTGCTGTCGAACGGGACCTCTTCGCTGGTGGCGGCCCAGCCTTCTTCTTCCCCGAACCCGAAGCTCTCGGCACTGCCACCCCCTTCGACCAGATCCAGGATCTGGACAGCCTTCAGCCTGAGGGTAATGCCAGCGCCAATGGCTGGTTGGTAGAAGGGGCATGCCTCGAAGTTGACCTTGGCAATGGTGCCCGACCACATGCCCTTGAGGGAATCCCGGTCACGCACGGCTCGGCCCTTGGCATCGAACAGTGCTGGTGCCGAAGTCCAGGCCTTGCCATCACGGTCAATGCCCTTGGCTTTCATCTTGGGTTTGACAAGGAACGATGCCTTGCCGTCGATCTCCTCGAACCCATAGGGCAGGTCGGCCAGCTTCCAATCCTTCTTGCCTGGGTCCTGTGCCTTGAGGGATGCCTTGTGCTTAATCAGCAGGTCATCCAACGCATCGGCCAGGGCGGTGGCCTCGGCTGCGTCGATGACAGCAGTCAGCTTGTACGCACCCTCGGGGTTGAACTTGGTTTCGGGTTCGATGAGCTTGGGGTACTGCAGTTTGCAAGCAGGTGTGGTCAGTTTGATCTTGTCGATGAGGTTGTAGCTCATGGTTCAAGTGATGAAGTAGGTAGCAGTTCGGACTTGGTTGATGTCCAGGTCACCCAGCACAGGCCGTTCAGGCAGGTTGCCTTGCAGCTCGGCTGGGATTTGAGCCAGCAGCTCAGAGGTGATGGTTGCCAGCCAGTCCTTTGAGTACATGGCAGCGAAGGTGTTGCGAACGGAGTCGCGTACCTGACGCATCTCGGATGGTGTGGTTGCAAAGCAATCATGGATGCCACCCAAGTTGACCACCCCCTTCGAGAACGCATCGACTGTGGTAAACGCCATGTGACTGGCGTCGAGCGAATGGATCACGTTGGGGCTGAGTCCGTTGGCCATGCGGGTCTTGTCCAGGCCATGGTCCTCCTTGTCCAGTTGCAAGGTGCGAACGACAGGCGAGAGGTGATGCAACGTGATGCGCATGCTCCTCATGCTTGGGTACCGCTGCCTTACCAGCAGGCCAGAAGGTGAGGTCCAGGCGAGGTCGATGTTGTTCTCACCTGCGATGCGGCCCACCCGCTTGAACCAAAGCATGGCTGCCTTGGCTGGGCCGATCATGTTGGCTGTCTCGTTGGCAAGGATGGTGGTCATGTAGTGCATGGCCGCAATGGCACCTGCCTTGAACCTCCACTTGTTGCTGCCGTACAGCTGCAGCATCCGCTCAAATGCCCAGGCCTGGCAGTGCCGAAACACGGCAGCCCTGGTGGCTGAGTAGGGCATGGTCATGACAACAGCCTTGGTGAGGCTGCGGTCTGGCTGCAGCTCCAGCCATGAGCGAGCGTGTGGGTTGTCCCCGTCAGCTCGCAGCTGCTCAAGGACAGCGTTCAGCACACGGGAGTAGATGTCCTGTGGCTTGTCGCTGGGCATCAGGTTCACCAGCTCAGCCATCTGCTCGTTGCGGAGCAGGGCTGAGTAGTGCTGGATGCCAGAGCAGGTGCAGTCCAAGACGACAGGCAGCTGACAGACGTAGCCGTGACGCTGCGTGACGTACCCATAGGCCGCACGGCAGAACGCAAGGAACTGCCATGGGTCATCGGCCTGGGTCCAGAACGCAGTGGCCAGCCATGGGTCCATGCCGGACCGGCAGATTGCTTCCTTGTTCTGGTGTGCCCAGTCCAGCCGAGCCCGCCAGGTCAGCTTGCTGTAGCCGTACAGGTTGGCACCGTGGACCCACAACCATTCCGCTTCTTGCTCATCCCTGATGGGTGTGCCGTTGGCGAAATGCAGCAGGGCCCGGCCGACGTCGTTGGTCTGCGGGTTCAGGTACGGCGGCTTGTAGTAGTACCGCCCCCTGAAGTCCAGCTGCATGGGGTAGTGCAGCCGTGGTTCATCCACAAACTTGCGGGCCAGCCATAGCTGTTTGGCAATGGCGATCCGCTTGTTCCTGGTCTTGTCGTTCTTGTCATGGATCTGCCGTGCCAGGTGCCGCCATTCAGCGACGGCTGGGTCATCGTCAGGCAGGTGCTTGGGGTACGGCGGTACCTCATAGCCCTCCCTTGGGATCAGCTTGCCAATGGCGATGCTCTTCTCCCAGGCGTGTTCCATCTGCTCCAGCACCCACCGGTTGACCTGCCAGGCCACGGACTGTTGATGGTTGGCAGCCCTGATGAAGGGCTCCGTCCCATTGCAGTGCGCGACCAAGGCTTCGCTATTGGACTTGAGCAGGTGGTAGCCAGGGATGTCGGACAGGTACCCGCCCTGGGTGGGCGACGACCAGTCCCGTGGTGGCACCAGCATCGGCAACGAGAACGGACACAGGATGCGACCGGTGTCGTTGTACTTGCGGATGAACTCCAAGCATGCGTCGGTGGCCGACACAAAGTTGGAGGTGTAGAAGCGGTGCTTGCGCTTCTCGATCTTGACCAGGCCGGTCTTGTCAGCGATGACACTGACCAAGAACCCACCGATAGCAGCCCGTTGCTCTGTGGTCCATGCCTCTGTGTGCTGCATGTTCCAAATGTCACGGACCTTGTGGCTGAAGCGACCCCGCACCCGCTTGTGACTGACCAGCTCCCACCGTGTGGCACGGTTAAGCATGGTCTCCACCCACAGCTTGTCCGCAACGTGCATGGCCAGGTGGTTCATGCGCAGCGGTGTGCTGATGCGGTCGACCACCACCCGCAATGCGCAAGCAGCGATCTTGTGCGGGGCCATGGCCAGCAGCGGGGACAGGTGCCTGTAATAGATGCCTGCCCTGCCTGCCTTCAGCCTGCTGCGGTGCAGCCTGATCTCCTTGACGACAGCGTCGATGCCCAGCTCCACCAGCAGGTTGCCGTAACCGGAGAGTGACTCCATGTGACGGACCACCCGCTGATTGCGGAGCAGCTCGTAACGATCTGCCCCCAGCATGAACATCTCCTTGCGCTCAAGGATCAGCTGGTCAGCGACAGTGCGCACGATCCCAAGCTGCATCCCAGCCAACACGAACCAAGGACTTGACCAGCTTGTCGTCTTCGCCCTTTAACGGGAAAGCAAGCAGCCACCTTTCAAACTCCTTGTCCCGCTTGGCATTGGGATCCTCTGCTGCTGGTGGTTTCAGTGGCAGGTAGGTCCAATGGGTAGTGCCTTCCATGCACGCAAACTGCCAGTACCCGGAATACCAGCCATAGCCAGGCTTGAAGTACAGCACGTTGCCGTTTTGATCTGAGTCTTCCTGACTGGGCCTCCAGTCGCTGAGCAGGTAGACGTTTTCCTGCAGGTCAGTTGGTCTTTGCATTTGCTTTGCCGATAACAGTGATAGTGGTTGCTGTTGGATAGCGGTTCTTGGTGAACACGGCCGCTTGCTTTCTGGATGTGGCAAGGATGGTGGTCTTCATTGGCTTGCTGTTTGCAATTTGCACATCCACCCTCCAGAGCTTGGCGGTGCTGCTGCTGGTACGACTGAGGCCTTCGCCAAGGCGTGGCTGAGGCTCGTCATTCAGATAGGACGGTTTAGGTTTGTTGGCCATGGCGCCTGTCGTCCTTGTATTTCTGCCATAGCCCGGTGTATGTGGCATGCAAGGGGTGATCCTTGTTAGCCCTGCCATCTATTAGGTACAGGCAATCGAGCACGCGCACACGCTGCTCATCTTCAGTTCTCCATTCAGGTTGATAGGTCATTTGCTTCTCGAAGTAAACGGTCTGCCACCTCGTTGATGGCCAAATAACAGATGCGGGCTTGGCCTTGATCGGGCGCCCAACTTCTAATCTCCTGAGACAACAGCTCAAGCACAGCAATCATGCGCAGCTTGCTTGTCATGGTCATGCTGTTGTTCTTTAAACACCAAAACGCATCAAGCATCCTGGTCAGTAGATCCATCTTCGCTTTCTGGTCCACAGAGGACTGCGCATCTTGCGTATCCGACGATGTCGACATAGGAATCAAGGTGATTGGGTGAAGTTTGCAATCTGCTTAGCTTAAGGGCGATCATCATGTGCGCCACCTGCTGTGCGCTGATGTCAGCGCCAGTGATGGCCGACCACATCAACGCAATGCGGTCGAACGACACACGAGGATCGCCGTAATCGCTGTTCCTGTCATGGGTTATCGACTCTGCACGTTCGTCGAACGTGGCAACTCTTGGCCTGGTCATGCTGCATCCTTTGGTGTGTTGTTGTTAAAGAAGCGGGCTGCTTGTTGTCGATCCCTGCGGCCTTTCTCTGTGAGAGTGTAACCGCCGTGCATAGTGCGCACCAGATCAGCAGCAAGCAGAATCTTGATCTGATCTTTGACTGCATCTTTATACCAAGCCTTGTCTCTTGTGAGAAAAGGGATCCTGCACTCAGACTCTAGGTCCAACACATTGCATGGCGCAGGGAACTTGTTATACATGGCAGTGAGCAGCTCATGCCTGAGCCGCGCCATCACTTGGGAATCAGTTGCTGTCATTGATCTTTGCCAACGCAGTAAACGTAGCCAACGCATGACGAGCAAAAGCTGCGGCGACGATTGTCGCCTGACTGTTGGGCTGGGTGCCGTAGCTGGCTTGCCACCAGTCACGGTAAAGCTGCATCAGCTGAGCGTCATTTGGTTCTTTGATCATTTGAGTTCTCGCTTGGGTGGTTTGTACTTGATGCCTCCAACAAGGCGTTTCTCTTGGGCTGGTGTCCACTTGTTGGCCAGCTGCCTGACGTCTTGCGCCAGGTCGACGTGCCCGTCAGCAAACAGGCGTGCTGCTACTTGAATCAGCAGCTGGTGTGGCTTGGTCTTCATGGCGCAGCCAACGCATGGAAAGCTGCGGCCAACGCATGGTCGTGCATGGGTCGGTGGCGGTGGGCTGCCCGGCACCCCGGGCCCGGCCAGCATGGCGCACCCTGCCGGTAGCGGCGGGCGTGCTGTTGCTTTCCGTTACACGGGGTGATGGGTGGGCCCCATTGTTGGGGCCCTGGTGTTGATCAGGCAAGGCTGCGGGCGTGGCCGCCCAGCCAGGGCTCCAGCCCCAGTTTCACCAGCTCGTGGCTGTGCTTGTACTGCTTGGCCTGATCGCTGCCGACCTGGGCCAGGTCTTCAGCGGAGCACAGCAGGGCGGCGCGGATGCGCAGCCAATGACCCTCGGTCAGGGTCATCGTGATTAGGTGGGTGTCGGTGCGGTTCATCGGTCGATGTGGTGCGTGGTGGGTGCTGGTGTGAACCCAGCAGAGAGGGGCCGCAGCCCCTCGGTGATGGGATCAGATGGCCATGCAGGAATTAACCCTGCAGTAGTGATAGGCGGGCAGCTTGCGGTTCAAGGTGCGGGCTGCGGCGTTGGCTTTGCGCTCAGCGCCTGGCCCCCACCAAACCCGCTGTCCCTGGTGAAATTGGAAGGGATCGACAAAGGCCGTAGGGCGGCGCTCGTCGACCACCACCAGGTAGTACTCAAGGGTTCCGGATGTCATCGGTCGATGTGGTGTGTGGTGGGTTGGGTGCCGGTATGGGTAACCGGCTGGTGGGCCAGCTCACTGAGGGCTGCCATCCATAGGACGGCAAACCCTGCAGTAGTGGCCGCGGCTGCGAGCAGCTGGCGCATGGTTCAGCCTTCCCCGTAATAGAACAGGGAGGCAAACCACAGCAGGGCAGAAGCCCGCTCAGCGCTGCGGCTGAAGTACCGGGACCAGGGTGTGCCCCAATCCTGGTGCTCAAGCCAGCAGCGGGAGGGCTCGCCGTGATTCAGCTCGCCCATGATGCGGAGCGCTGGACCACCGGTGCTCAGCAGGATTTGAAACTCGGTCGGCTCAAGGGATGCCCCCTCGCCTGGCGACTTCCAACCCTCGCGGATGTCGACGCTCAGCGGTGCTTCCCGCATGGCGTCAGCGATCCACTCGGCCACGGTGTCGTGGTTGGTGCCATCGAACCCGTGTTCCTTCAGCACTGCCTTTGCCTCCTGCGAAAGGTACTTGCCCTCTCCCTTTTCAAGGCAAAAGCCATACGCCTCCCAGGCTGCCGTGATCTGGTCGGACCATCCCTCGGCGTTCTGCTCGGCGTGGCTGAGCTGCTCTCGTTCTTCGGTTTTCATAGGTGCTTTGAACGTGTGGTGGGTGCTGGTGAGACCAGCAGGGAAGGGGCAAACCCCCCTCCGGGCTGGTGTCAGGTGGCGTAGTCGCCCTCTTCGAACCTGATCAGGGCATCGGCCCTTTCTGATTCAAAGGTCTCGCGGATCCAGCGACGGACACCCTCGCGGGTGCCGACGTAGTCCTCCCATTCCTCTCGGCCGTTGAACAACCAGAGCAGGGAATAAAGCCGGATCGACCGGTCTGCGGTGGTGGCCATGATCAGTACCCCAACCAGGCCAGCAGGGCCTCGGCGTTCCTGGCGTCCAAATGGCACCAGCTCACCCCGTGGTTGTCCTCGTAGACGTCGTCCAAGGTGAAACCGTGCTCCTTCAGCAGTTGCACTGCATCGCCACGGCTGAGGTTGCCGTCCTGGTCTGCGTAGTCCAGGACGCTTTCTTCGTATGTGATGCCCATGGTCAGAACACCTGCCAGATGGCCAGCAGGGCAACCAGGGCCCACAGGATCGCCTGCTGCTGTTGCAGCTGGTTGATCCGCTCCGCTTGCGTGTCGATCAGCTCGACAGCAGCGGTCGCTATCTCCTCTTTTGAGGAGCGCATCGTCACGTTCATTTGTCTAGGTGCGTGGTGGGTCGGCAGGGCTTCGCCCCGCCTTCGTCCATCATAGACCCTATGGGTAGGGTTTGGGCGTTTCGGTCGACCTGCTTCCTTGGGTGCTCCCTGGTGCCCCTTGGTGTTGCTTGGTGTTGTCTGGTGTTGTCTGGTGTTGGGCGGGCACGAACTGACAGGCAGCCCCCACCGCCAACCCCACCCCCTGCCGACCATCTGCCCCCTGCTGGCCACCCCTTGCGCACCTGTCATCCATGCAGGCACGCAGACACCCCGGACCCCCTGGTACGACTGGGATTCGCCTGTGTCCAAGGCCCCCCTGGCCCCCCTGCTGGACAGCCAAGGGCCCCCATGGGGGGTGCCGACGCCTGCCGCAGTGAGCGAAAGCCCCTGAGATTTTCGGGCCAAAAGTTGGTCGACCAGGGCCAGCCCCCGTTGACCTTTGTTGAAGAGAGGTCAGCTGTGGTTGCAACTCTGGTGAGCCCTGGTGTCCCCGGTACGGGGGTGAGCAGGGTGTTGCAGAGGTGGATGGGGGTGAATGGCTGTTGGCTGTTTGGCTGTTGGCGAGCAGGCCGGCAGGCCTGGACATGGTGAGGCAGGAAGATTTGGATGGATGGGTAAGGGCTCCGGGATCGGCCTACCGGCCGATGGCCCTGCGCCTGCCTACGGTGGTTGACCGGTGCCGCTGTCCTAGCGGACAGCTTTTCCTATAAGGTGGAATCCAAGGTGGAATTGCGTCGTCTGCCTAATGAGATAAAGAGAGAGTTCTCAAACTGGCCTGTCGGGAAGGGGAAGGTGGTTCCCTAAAAGAGCAAAGCGGTTACACTCAGGCATGTAAAACCCCTTCTCCCCACTGGGTCGGGCATGACCGGGTGGGGAGTGAGTGATTGGGGCCGTCAGTTGGGAGCTGACTTGTGAAGTCTAAATGGGATGACGAGGCCAAGTTCGTGAAGACCCACCTTCTTGAAATGGATCGGTGTTTGGACCTGGTGGCCGAGCGCCGACTGGAGCTACGGGACATGGCCGTCCTGTGGGCGTTGATGGCCTACGCAAGCTGGAGGACCGGCAAGATCACGGTCACCGTGGACAAGCTGGCCGAAAGGTTGCGGATGCAAGTGCCCCACGTCGTCAGCAGCCTTACAAGGCTCAGGAAGGCGCTTCTGCTGACCAAAGGGAAAGACCCTCATGACGGGACGTTCTTCTACCTTCTGAACCCTGCTGTGGCGTCTGTGGGCCCCGCGCAAACCAAGGGGCGGATGTGGGAAGTGTTCAAGGAGTCCCTCGAATGACCCTGTGTCGTTCTGCCCCGCACCTGCTGCAGGTGATCAAGGGCTTGGCTGCCCAAGACCCCCAGGGCATCTGTCGTCATGGCCACAACAAGCTGGCCTTGGCCGCCGGCCTGGACAAGAAGACCGTGATCAAGGCAACCAACGAGCTGCTGGATGCCGGCCTGATCCAGTACATGGGCGCCCCAGACGTCGATCACTTCTCGGTGAAGCGGCAGTACCGGCCCACACCGCCAGAGCACCTGCAGGCCCAGCAGGCCCTGGTGCAGCGCTTTGACAAGCCCATGCACGAGGTCGTCCGGGAGCTGGCGACAGCAGGTGTCGTTCATCCGCGGATGGTGCGGATCAACGACGACGGCACGGATCCGTGGGATACAGTGTTGGCAGGTGCCGTGGTGGGTGCCAACTTTGGGGAGTAGCTGCAGCAGCTGCTTCCCTCAGCCTTTGAAGGTTATGGCCAAAGCAGACATCCACGAACAGCTGGCTGACCTGCACATGGGCATGGCCCTGTTGCTCAAGGAGAAGCTGGACGAAGGGACCATCACAGCTTCTGAGCTGTCCGTCCTGCGTCAGTTCCTCAAGGACAACAACATTTCTGCCCAGCCGGTCGAAGGCACGCCCTTTGGAGACCTGGTGTCTGCCTTGCCAGACCTGGATAAAGTGGTGCAAATGCCCCGCCGTGCGGCCTAACCCATGACTGACGTCCCTCAGGGGTTTTCGATTTCAACCCCCATCAACAACGCAGTTGCCGCGGCCCCTGCCATTGGTTTTGGCGCTGCTGCTATTGGTGCCGTCACCCAGGCCACTAACAAGGCCACGGGCGTCACGCTGAACACCCGGGCTGGGGTGATCACCATGAACAACGCTGCATTGGCAAGTGGCGCTGTGGTGTCGTTCACGCTGACCAACGACAAGATCCAGGCCACGGACGTCGTCGTTGTGAACCAAGGGGCTGGTGGTACCGCTGGTTCCTACAACATCTACTGCCGCGCTGTTGGAGCTGGCTCTGCCATCTTCAAAGTGACCAACTCCTCGGGTGGGTCATTGTCTGAAGCGGTCACCATCAACTTCGCTGTCATCGACATCGCTGCCTGATGAACGGGGCGTCAGCCAACTGGCAGCCCCTTCCAGAGCCCTTTGCCAGTGACTTTCGTTACTGGCTCTGCATCGTCTGGAAACACCTGGGCCTGCCAGATCCGACGCCCATTCAGCTGGACGTCGCTGAGTACATGCAACACGGCCCCAAGCGGCGCATCATCCAGGGCTACCGCGGTGTCGGCAAGTCCTGGATGGCCGCGGCCTATGTGCTCTGGCGCCTGCGGCTAGATCCACAGCAAAAGATCATGGTCAACTCTGCCTCTGGGGCAGAAGCCAAGAACTTCACCACCTTCTGCCTGCAGCTGATCCGGGATATGCCGGTGCTGCATTGCCTGGAACCACGGCGAGAAGAGCAGCGATCTGCTGTGAACGCCTTTGACGTCAGTCCGTCCAAGCCAGACAAGAGCCCATCGGTCAAGTCGGTGGGCATCTTTGGCCAGATCACCGGCTCCCGGGCCGACCTGATCATCCCGGATGACATCGAAACACCGACGACGTCGTGGTCAGTCGGCATGCGCGAGAAGCTGCTGGCTGCTGTTGGTGAATACAACGCCATCCTCAAGCCCGGCGGGGAGGTGATGTACCTCGGCACACCCCAAACCGAGGAGTCGATCTACAACAAGCTGCTCACCAAAGGCTTCTCCACCCGCATTTGGCCGGCCCGGTACCCCGAGAAGCCGGAGAAGTACGGCGACAACCTGGCCCCAGTGGTGCTGCGGGACTGCCTGGACCTCAAAGGGAAGCCCGTTGACCCGGGTCGCTTCTCTGACATGGACCTGTTGGAGCGGGAAGTCAGCTACGGCCGCTCTGCTTTTGCCCTGCAGTTCCAACTGGACACCACGCTCAGCGATTTGGAGCGCTTTCCGCTGCGTCTTTCTGACCTCATGGTCATGGAGGTGTCGGACCATGCCCCAGAAAAGCTGGTGTGGTCGTCTGGCGCTGAGTACCGACTGACGGATCTGCCTGCTGTTGGCTTCACCGGCGACTACTACCACCGGCCGGCGTTCATCCATGGCGACTGGCTGGCCTTCCAGGGTTGCGTCATGTTCATCGACCCCTCTGGTCGGGGTGCTGACGAGACCGCCTACGCCATCGTGGCTCACCTGAACGGCAACCTGTTCCTGCTGGAGGTGGGTGCCTACCGCGAGGGCTACACCGATGTCGTCCTTGAAGGCCTGGCCCAGGCCGCCAAACGCCACAAGGTGAACCTGATCTTGCTGGAGGACCAGTTTGGCCAGGGCATGCTCGAATCCCTGCTCAAGCCGCACCTGCAGGTCCATCACCCCTGCACCGTCGAGCCAGTCAGGTCGAACATGCAGAAGGAGCGGCGCATCATCTCCGCCCTGGAGCCGGTACTGAACCAGCACCGGCTGGTCGTTAACCGGTCTGTAGTCGAAAACGACAGCCGCGGCCGCAGCGAAGACGCCGCTGAAGTCAAGCTGGGCTACCAGCTGTTCCACCAGCTGACCCACATCACGGTTGACCGCAACTGCCTGCAACACGATGACCGTCTGGACGCTTTGGCCGGCGCCATTCAGTATTGGAATGAGTCGTTAGCCATTGACGAAGACCGTGCGATCGCAGAAAGGCGGGCGGAACTGTGGGATCTGGAGCTTCAGGCCTTTACGGGAGAGCTTGAAGGCGCTGTTGACGCAAAGTTTCTTGGCATTGCTCTGGAGGACCTCCCCAAGGCGCGGGGCCAAGGCACCTGGATCCCTGCTCGATCCGCCCGTTAGGCCCAGGGCATGG